GGAACTAAAGCCGTGCCGGAGGCATCGGCCTCGCCAACTTGTCCCGATGCGCTAAGTCCTGTTACATCTACGGGTGTTTCTGCACCAGCAGAGACGGTGCCGACAGCGCCTGTTCCACTAAGCCCTGTGACTCCTGCATCAATCTGCGTCTCTACGGTAACAGCGCCAACATTTGCGGTAGCGTTTAAGCCGGTTGCCGGTACGTCTACCTCTCCGGTGACAGTGACCGAATTAACCTGACCAGAGCCAAACTGTCCAACAACAACATTAGACACATCAGTCTTGACAGTAACCGCACCTGTTTGACCGGAAGCATTCAAGCCGGTCGCAGGCACCTCGGTGTCTGCTGTGGCAATTGCGGAACCTACCTGCCCAGTGGCTTCGATGCCTATGGGGTCAACATTTGCGGTTCCAATGACATTAGCAACGGAATTGACCTGACCAGTAGCAACCTGTCCGGTAACCGCGTTGGATGCATCGGTCTTGACAGTGACAACGCCTGTTTGACCAGAAGCGTTAAGACCTGTTGCGGGCACGTTTGCCGCACCCTCAACCGTGACCGCATTGACCTGACCAACGGCAAAGACATCGCTGACATCTACATTGGAATCGCCAATAATATTGGCAACGGCATTGACCTGACCGGAGGCGTTCAATCCCGTGACATCGGTTACTACAGAAGTAGTAACAGTGGCGGAACCAACATTACCGGAAGCATTCAGCCCCGTAACATCGACTTTTGCGCCTGCATTAATAGTTACTGAGCCAACATTACCAGAGGCATTCAGCCCCGTTGTAGGCACATTAGCGGCTCCAGTGATCGTTACCGCATTGACTTGTCCCGAAGCAGATGATCCGACGCCGGTTACACGGGCGCTACCCGTAACGCTAGTAATCGTTCCAACTTCACCGGAGGAAGCGGACCCTGTAACACCGGTTGAAACATCGGTCTTAACTGTTGAAACGCCAACTTCACCAGACCCAGAAACACCTGTGACAAAAATCTTGGTTTGAGGCGCACCTGTTGCAACGCCAACCTGACCAGAAGCAGAAACGCCATTAACGGAAGTGATTGCACTTGCTCGAACGGCGACTGAGCCCACTTGACCGGAAGCGTTCAGTCCAGTCGTAGGAACNACNGCGGTTCCGGAGGTTGTTGCTGTACCGACTTGACCGGCAGAAGNCAATCCTGTGACGGAAGTAATCGAGGTTCCTGTAACAGCCACACTACCGACATCGCCCGAAGCGTTTTGTCCTGTTGCTGAAACAGAAGATCCGGCTGTGATAGTTACATTATTTGTAANTCCGGTAGCTGAAACTCCGGTAGTAGAGACGTTTGCGGTAGCCGTGATAGTTACGCTACCGACATTACCAGAGGCGTCTAGTCCTGTTGTAGGAACATTTGCCGCACCAGTGATCGTGACTCCGGCAACCTGTCCAGAACCAGAAGAACCAGTTACATTAACCGATTCGTTTTTGCTTATTTCAACGGTAACCGAGCCAACTTGACCGGAGCTGGTTGCAACTGCAACGTCACCCTCGTTCCAGCCGAGTTCGCCAAATCCCGCACGGCCCCAGCCGGTAAATGGGGCGGTGGCGTTAGCTTCGCCTTCGCCCCATGCAAGTTCGCCAAATCCCGCACGGCCCCAGCCGTCAGCGGGACTAGACATTACTCGACCCTAATGATCGCGGAGGTAGCGTTTGCTGTTGGGAAAACGATTGTAAATGTTCCAGACGTTGAAGTTTTATCTTCAGTAAAATCAAGAACAACTACAGAAGGATCTCCGGCTGCAGTGTCGTTATAGATCAATGCGCCACGAGCAGTAATGGTTGCTGTGGTGAACGAAAGATCAGCAAAATCTGTGAACGCTTTTGTCCCAGAAGTTGTCACACCGCTCTTTGATAACGTACCGCCGCCCGCAGTGTACGATCCAGAGTTACTAACCTCGTTAGTTGCGGTGTATGCGGTTGTGGCCGCAGTAAAAGAAGCAGAGTTTGTATACAAAGCTAACTTAAACGCGTTTCCGCCTGTCGCAAAATTATGCACACCTTCCATAAGTTCACCTTTGAAGGACGTGCACATGAAGTTTCCGGTAAATGCCATATCATATTCTCCTCAGTTGATCGGCAAGTTCATGTTGACCTGCCTTACGGAGGTCTGCACATAGTGTAGCACGATCTTGCTTGATGCCCATTTTAATATACTGAGTCACGACCGCAAGCATTTGCTCTCTAAATGCACGAGCTTGAGCCTGAAGGAGTGGATGAGCATTGTCCCCCACCTTGATCAACCGCTCTACGCACATTTCGGCTACTTCCTCTGGGGTATGCCCCCTCCCGTCAGTAGTTTTTACAAAGGGCGTTAAAGTTTCCGCCACATTAAGTTTCATATCAAACATATTTAACCTTTATACAACAGCCCAACACCATCTTTGGGTTCTGGGGGATTTGTTATCTCAGATAAGGGGACAATTTTAAGCATTCCCTCGTCAAAAGATACATGCGGGGGATCATCAAGTCTATGATAACCATATAGTTTTTGTTCCGGTGGTACGTTGGTGTCCATAAAACCCGACTCGGGTGCAACCGACAAGGTGACCCCTTTAGAGGTTAAAATTCCGCACCAAAACTCACAACAAGCTCGCCCAGCTTCAGCATAATGTATTTGACTGGCATACGAAAAATCCACGCCAAAAATGTGAACCTCTTTGACTTCTTGGTAAACGGCATACGCCAGTGCATATGCCGCGGTGTTGTTGAAGTAACACAGGCCGGTGTCCTTGATTACTTCAGAAATGGGGTACTTTTCTACCGAGGGACACCGGGTGTCTTCAGTACAACTGTAAATAGGAAACTCTTGTTTTTGAGTAATAACTTTTGAAACAACACCTGTTTGAGTTCCTGCAACGTCATCGTCCAAGAAACGAGACGGAGGATCCATCATGAACATGCGGTCTGTTTTATAGATTCCCGCGGTGGCGTTAATAGTCCACACCTCATCGTATTCTTCAGAATGAGCTAAAGAAATAGCAAAGTTGACCTGTGATTTGCCCATTGCAACAACAGCAATTTTTGCCCCCTTTAGTTTTTTGTGCTTCATTTTTACCTCTAATGTTTTTATTGCTTCTGTCTTATTACGCGACCAGCACGGTATTCATCTGTGGTTTCTTTCGCCTCGCCCAACATCTTCATGCCTGTAAGTGCTTCAACAAATCGCTGATTATAATTCGCAACAAGGTCTTGTTCACCTTTCATGAAAGTATAGGCTTCAATCAATGATCCATACAACATTGCCATCGTTGCATTTTCAGACAACCAAGTTGTTCCGTCATCAGCACCCGCCGTCAAGCTTGCAGGGCGGTAATAATAGTGCAGCTCAACCGAGTAATTAGAGTCAGGTGTCGGAGCAATAATAAAGTTGTTGATATCAAAGACAGCGTAATACCGAGGTGCCCCTGTGTCTGTTGCGTCAGGGTTGTAGTCCTGTATGAAGTTCACGTCTTTGAATAGTAAAAATTCTTTGTCGCCTTCCGCATCTGTATAGCTGAGAGAAAACGGAGCAAGGAAATCAGTGGGAGATGCTAAGTATTTATTTGATGCGGTAAAGCTCGCAGACACGTTCTTACGGAATAACGTAAGCTGGATGTTTTTAAGAATCCGCTCTTCTGCCGCACGGATAAACACAGGGAGATTAGTGACAAAAGTTGTTTCGTCGTTCTCAGTGTAGTCTTGAATTGCTTGCTTTAGCTGCGCGTATGTAAAACTCATGTCGTTGTCACCGTCACTATTCCTGTTTTTCCCACGGCTCTTGGTACAGGCACTTTTTGTCCTACCGAATCAGTGTACAGCGTAACGCTAAATGTTTCCGCCTGATCCGGTCGAGGATTACGCAAAGCTTGAGGGTCTGCGCCAACATTTGGTGCCTCTAGCTGCGGATGTTTCTCTTCATACTCGTCCGGACCTACTAACAAGCCATTCCATTCTTTCCGCATTTCGCGCAAACGATAACGGAACCCAGATCGATCCGAAATTCCGTATGCATATTTCGCAGAAGCATAACGCGACACTTTTTTAGAACCTAATGTACTGAATGTCGGGTTGTAGCTTTAAAGATACACGATCTTCATCTTCGTCAGCCGCCCGTTGGAATTCCTCTTCGTACACAGCCTTTAATAGCTGCACGCGCTCTGGAGCCTTTTTCATTGACAGGTAATAAGAAAGCCCGGCGATCATGCAAGGCAGGAACCGGTAAGGAACGTCTGTCGTGTTTTTTGATGTGTCAGCATCTTCAATTCTCGTGATGTAGTAATACACCAATTGATCAGTACTACTATCAGGCGTAGGCCACACAACCAACTCT